AGGAATCTCAAGAGTTATATCCTAAAATATGGAAGGGTATAAAGTGGTCTGAAAGAAAAATGCAGTGGACAGCACCATCTGGAGCAAGATTGTGGATGTCTTATCTAGATAGAGATGAAGATGTCTTGCGTTATCAGGGTCTAGCATTTAGTTGGATAGGGTTTGACGAGTTAACACAATGGTCCACACCATACGCATGGAATTATATGCGTTCTCGTCTAAGGTCTACTGCTTCTAATTTGCCTATCTTTATGAGGGCAACAACTAACCCAGGAGGAAGAGGACACGCTTGGGTTAAAAAAATGTTTATAGCTCCTGCACCTTTTGGTAAAGCATTTGATGCAACTGACATAGATACAGGAGAAACATTAAAATATCCTGCAGGGCATGAGAAAGCAGGAAAACCATTATTTAAAAGACGGTTTATTCCAGCTCGATTATCTGATAATCCTTATCTTGCAGAGAATGGTGATTATGAAGCAATGCTTCTATCTTTACCCGAACAACAAAGAAGGCAACTTCTTGAGGGTGATTGGGATATAAAAGAAGGGGCAGCTTTTACAGAGTTTAATAGAGATGTACACGTTATTGAACCCTTTAATATTCCTAGTAATTGGGTTAAGTTTAGGTCTTGCGATTATGGTTACGGTTCTTATAGTGGTGTTTTATGGTTTGCAGTTTCTCCTGCAGAGCAGTTGGTCGTTTATCGTGAACTTTATGTATCGAAAGTTTTGGCAACAGACTTAGCAGACCAAATACTAGAACTAGAAGCAGGTGATGGAAATATAAAGTATGGAGTTTTAGATAGCTCTTTATGGCATAAACGAGGAGACTTAGGTCCTTCACTTGCAGAACAAATGATTACAAGAGGATGTAGATGGAGACCTTCTGATAGAAGTAGAGGAAGTCGAGTAGCTGGAAAAAATGAAGTACATAGAAGATTACAGATAGATGAATTTACAGAAGAACCTAGACTAGTAATGTTTAATAACTGTGTTAATTTAATAACTCAACTACCTTCACTACCGTTGGATAAGAAAAATCCTGAAGATGTTGATACAAATGCTGAAGACCATTTATATGATGCTTTAAGATATGGGCTTCAAAGTAGACCAAAATTTAGCATATTTGATTATGACCCAGCGAATAAACCTTCAATGGGTATGAGAGTAGCAGACGAAAAGTTTGGATATTAATATGGCAGAAGAATTAAATGAAGACGTAATAATGGATGCAGAAGCTATTTCACTTGAGGATAGTGTAGATACAGCTAAAACAGATACTCCTGTATCTAATGCAGTCAAGTTTGTTTATGATAGATTTAAAAGAGCTTACGATTTTAGATATCAAGATGAACAAAGATGGTTAAGTTCTTACAGAAACTATAGAGGGTTATACGGTCCTGATGTTCAATTTACAGAAGCAGAGAAATCAAGAGTATTTGTAAAAGTAACAAAGACAAAAACATTAGCAGCTTACGGTCAAATAATAGATGTACTATTAGCAAACAATAAATTTCCTTTAACTATAGAACCAACAAAATTACCTGAAGGTGTAGAAGGAGATGTAAACTTTGACCCTAAAGAACCACAAGAAGTTACAGAAGCTAGAGGAACAGAGAGTCCTTATGGGTTTGAAGGTGATGGTCAAGATTTACCTGCTGGTGCTACTGAAAGAAGTTTAGTTGATAAGCTAGGACCTTTAGCAGATGATTTAGACCCTATAAAAGATAAATTAAAAGAAGGTGTTGGTAAAACACCAACCTCTATAACATTTAGTCCTGCAATGATTGCAGCTAAAAACATGGAGAAAAAAATACATGACCAACTAGAAGAGTCAAGTGCTAATAAACATTTACGTAGCACAGCTTTTGAAATGGCTTTGTTCGGTACTGGTGTGATGAAAGGTCCTTTTGCTTTAGATAAAGAGTATCCTAATTGGGATGGAGAAGGTGACTATAATCCCGTATTTAAAACAATACCTCAAATAAGTCATGTATCTGTTTGGAACTTTTATCCTGACCCTGATGCTAATAACATGGATGAAGCACAGTATACAATTGAAAGACATAAAATGTCTAGAAGTCAATTACGTGCATTGAAAAGAAGACCTTTCTTTAGAGATACAGTTATTGAAGAAGTTATATCAGAAGGGGAAAACTATGTTAAAAAATATTGGGAAGATGATTTAATTGACTATGCTCCCGAACATGACGTAGACCGTTTTGAAGTATTAGAATATTGGGGTATGTGTGATATAGAAATGCTTCAAGAGCAAGATATAGAGATACCTAAAGAGCTAGAAGAATTTGATGAAGTTCAAGCAAATATTTGGATATGTAACAATAAATTAATTAGAATGGTGCTTAATCCATTTAAACCTGCTATGATACCGTATGTAGCTGCCCCTTATGAACTTAATCCATATTCATTCTTTGGTATTGGTATCGCAGAAAACATGGATGATACACAAACATTGATGAATGGTTTTATGAGAATGGCAGTGGATAATGCTGTATTATCAGGAAACTTACTAATAGAAGTAGATGAAACCAACTTAGTTCCGGGACAAGACTTATCTATATATCCGGGAAAGATATTTAGAAGACAAAGCGGCGCTCCTGGTCAAGCTATCTTTGGTACAAAGTTTCCAAATGTATCATCAGAGAATATGATGTTGTTTGATAAGGCAAGGCAGTTGTCAGATGAGTCAACTGGTTTTCCATCTTTTGCACATGGACAAACAGGTATATCAGGTGTAGGTAGAACTGCAAGTGGTATATCAATGTTAATGAACGCTGCAAGTGGTGGGATTAAAAATGTTATAAAAAATGTAGATGACTATTTACTAAAACCTCTAGGTGAAGGTTTATTTAGATTTAATATGCAGTTTGACTTTGACCCTGAAATAAGAGGTGACTTAGAAGTTAAAGCTAGAGGAACAGAAAGTCTAATGGCTAACGAAGTTAGAAGTCAAAGACTAATGCAATTCTTAGGAACAGCAAGTAATCCAGCTCTTGCACCATTTGCTAAGATGGACTACATTATACGTGAGATTGCTAAGACACTAGACTTAGATGTAGATAAAGTAACAAACAGTATTCAAGAAGCTGCTATACAAGCAGAGATAATGAAGGCTGCTAAAGAACAAGGGGGTGCTACAACACCAGTTGCTGGAGCAGACCCTAATGACCCAACAGGTGCTGGAGGTGGCACAATAGGAACAGGACAAGTACCTGTACCAGGAGAACAAGGATTTACAGGAAATGCACAACCCCAAGGAACTCCACAACAAGTTGAAGGGGGTGGTCAACAACCCCAAGACTTGGGAACACCTCAGTAATTATTTAGACTTTTTAATAGAAATACAACAAAGGTCATTAGAACAAACAGATAATCAAGTAATGATGTATCGTTCACAAGGTGCAATATCTTTATTACGTAGATTAAAAAACTTACGAGATGAGGTAAATAGAACAAATGGCTGAAAGCATAAGTGATTTTAAAAGAAAGTATCAAGAAAGAATGGGCGAAGCTACGGGTGTTACCACTGCTGATTTAAATGAGAGTATGGGTAATCCTATGACAGAAGCTGAAGAAAAAAATATATTACCTATATCTAAAAAAGATGTTAGTAGTCTTATATCTACTCCTACACCTAAACCATCTCCTGCTGTAATAGAACAGTTAACACGAGGTACAAAGTTTACAAAAGATTTTAAGGAAGTACCTAAAGTAGAGGAAGATATATTTGGTTATAGTAAATCAGATGTAAAAAAATCTATAATAGCACAAGAATTAGGTATTTATTTAGATAAAATAAAAAAAGAAAAAAATACTCCTTATTTTTTTACAGGAGTAAGTAAAAAAATTAGAGGAACATCTTCTTCAGGTTTCGGACCTGGACAAATTACACAAGAAACTGTTGAAGATTTGATGGCTAGATATCCTAGTAGATTTAATGATAAAGTATTTAAAGACTATGCTTTAAGATTTATACAACAAGGTAAAAATAAATTAAATTTAGATTATAGCGAATCATTATTTAAAAATGGTAAACCAATAAAAACTACTAATAAAGATAAAGAAATATTTGGACCTTTAGGTATAGGAAATATATCTGAAAAAGACCATAATAAACATTATAATAAACTTTTTGATTTAGTCATTGAAGATAAACTC